TGAAACGACCCCAACCCATTACAATGTACCTACGTAACGTATCGAGGCAAATGAGCTTAGTTTAGAACCTAGCTTCTCCTGGTTGTAGCTAGGAACTAAATCGTTGATGGATTTAGAATTCTCCCAGAGTTTGTCAAGCTCTTCTGAAGTCTTCTTAGCAAAAGGAATCAGGTCCTTCTGACCTTTAACAACGTACTCACAAAACGGTTCAAACGCCGGTGAATCTACACAATTTTCAAGAATCATGTAAATTCTGATGCAGAATATGTCAGAATTATAATCATCTGGTGGATAAAACCTTTCGGGGTAAACACAGGATGTTAAAGCACGTACAGTACTATAAATCCCGGCTATCACATTCTTGTCCTCACGAGACATAACATCACGGATAAATAAGCGTTGAAGGAAAATAAAGAAATTTTCTTCATCACTCTGTTTCTCTATGTTAGCTGGCAAACCTACCATAGAGTACGCGTCAACTACCTCACGCGCTCTAGAAACCTTAGTGTCTGGAAAGAACAAACAACTGTCGTCTCCAAGTATTATTCCTGATAATCCTAGATACTCTAGTAGAATACATTGGAAGATAGTTTCGACGAATTGTGTCCATGAAGATCCTGACGCCACGCCATGTAGACCCACAAGCTTCTGTTCTGTATTCAGAATAACTTCTATATTGTGCAAATTATCTAATGAAGTCTTTAAATTTTCTCTTTCTATAGGTTGGAATATAGGAGAAATACATTTAAATACTTGGTCACTATGGTAATATTTAAAATTAGCATCCATGGCTGATATATCTCCACCTACTGCCCTAGAAGTAGTACTCCACTTCTCAGTGATGGTCTGCTTAACTGATTGAAAACCTTCCCACGGAGAAAGGGTCGGAACTAACGCCTTTCTAGCAATATCCATGAGTACGAAAACGAACTTATTTTCATTTATATTTGTTGCAAGTGGAAACATCCAAATAATCCTATCCTTACCAAATTGATTACGAAGTAAAGTTAATGCAGGGAAACGAAGCCAATTACGATCATCACTGTCAAGTATTGCCTTTGATAGTGTGCTAGGCTTGTTACGTCTAGTATACGCATTCCATCCTGAATTTGTACTCAGTTTAGAATCTCTGCGCATTCTTTCGACAACAGATTTAGAGCTCAAGGGTCTCTTATTTACGCTAGCGCCAAATATTTTAGAACGAGTTGAGTCAATCGCCTTTATCCACTCGGCAGATTTGAATAACGCAGGCTCAGTACCTGGGAAATACTGGGTGTCATAAAGACTCATTTCTTCACTTAGCGGAGGAATACATCCTTGAGGTCCAAACTTAGGAATTTGCCCTTCCTCAAAGTTTATTATAATGTCCTTATACTTGTGAGAAGAAAGAGAAGTTTTCAGAATAACCAACCAATTATCGAGAACTCTCTTTGGATCTTCTTTCTCATATAACCAACTACGAGGTGTACAAGAGGATCCAATTTTCCAAACATTAGTAAGGTGTGAAGACATACTGTGGTTTGACATGACAACAGATTTCTCAG